AGGTGCGACGCTTATGTCCCTGGCACTGTTCATTAAGGCAAACTCATGATACAAGCACATTAAGCCACGTGTGTGGGGGGGACCCATAGCAGTACTGAGTAACGCAGAAAAGCGTTTAAGCTTTTCGAGTAACGCAAGGGTTTCTCTTTTTCCCAATAGCGTTTGATAGTGCTTAGGAAATCGTTTACGATTTGCCTTTGCAATATCATTAGCGATTAGGCTAACGACCTTAGGAGTTAGACTTATGAGAAAACTGCGTATGGGGTGGAGAGTATGGGCTTTGCCCATTCATTCACTTGCGACCAGGATCGTTACCCTTTAGGGACAAGACCGAAGGGCTTGGGTGCAAAGCACTAGAGCCTGTGAGTCGCCATACAACATATAGTTATGTGAGTTTCATAATGTACTAAAGTTCTGTTATTTGTCTTGACAGAGGTAAATAAAATAACTACGAACTGTTAAGGGTAGAATAAATAAGTGTTATGAAAGACGATCTTACAGATAAACAACGAGCCTTAGTAGATACAATCGTAGCTACTGGGTGTAGTATAACTGAAGCTGCTAAAACAGCAGGATATTCAACGAATGTTAGTAAAGATTCAGCGAGAGTAAGTGCTTCTCGCACACTACGTTTACCAAAGGTACAACAGTATATGCAACAACGTGTTGCACAAACTCTTGGACTTGGTGCAGTAAGTGCGAGTAAAAGACTTATCGAGCTATCCACAGGGGCTAAGAGTGAATACGTTCAACTAGAAGCTAGTAGAGATATTCTCGATAGAGTAGGGTTGAGAGCACCAGATAAGGTATCTCACAACATACAGGGGGATATTAAGATTAATATTGATTTAACGTGAGGCGTTGGTATGCACCCACTCCACGTAGACTCAGAGAGTCGGAGGGTGGGGGCAAAAATCATCAGCCATAGCTGACGAGGCGTATCTCACAGACAACAGGGTTCAAAAAGGTAAACATGGCAAAACAGAAGTTCACACATTTCATACCAAGAGATAAGCCTAAGAAAAGAAAAGGCGTTCATACAAAGAGTCAGAACAAATCTGCCAAAAGGCAGAATAAACAAACTAGGTACAAAGGACAAGGGCGTTAGCTTTGTTAAGTGCGTTTCAAAAATTTTTTTAGTTCTATAAGGTTCTCCGTTCCATTAAACAAAAGGAGAGAACATGAATTACAAAGTAAACATATGGCAAGATGACACTCTCAAAAGAGAGATTGTATATTCAGCAGAAAATGATATACAAGCAATACAGATGGCAAGTGCTGCAACACCAGATGGATGCAGATCAACATACGAACAAGTAATGGAGGAACAATGCCCTACGGAAAAGGAACCTATGGTTCAAAAAAAGGAAGACCTGCTGCAAAAAGCAAGTTAAGCTCAAAACAAAAAACATTACCAGATGCTTTGAAAAAAAAGATCATTGCTAAAATGAAAAAGAAGTAATGGCGACAAAGGAAGAAAAAGAACATATGAGGTGGGTGGCTGAGCTTGGCTGCTATGTTTGCGAAAGACCAGCTAACCTACACCATATAAGACCCCCTGGAACTGGCATAGGAAGGCGTACAAGCCACTTCCACGTAATTCCGTTATGTCATGACCATCATCAAGGAAACTTCTCTATACACATGGCTAAGAAGGCATTTGAAGAAAAGTATGGTAAAGAAACTGAAATCTTGCAAATAGTATTAGAAAGGGTAGAAGAATTAAAATGTCGTTCCTCAATAATTTAAGTTTAAAAGATAGAAACAGATTAAGAGCTATCGTAAAAAAAACACATCTTAAACATTATCCAACACATATGATAACAGACTATGAAGCTGATAAACTTGTAGAAGCTTTTGGTGAGGAAACAATATACAATCTGTTAAAAGCAAATGTTGGTATAAATGTCGATTAATTTTAAATACAAACCAGAAGGTGATACCTTAAAAAAATTTATGAAGTCTGATGACTTCTTTAGAGGACTTCGTGGTCCAGTAGGATCTGGTAAGTCAGTTGCTTGTTGTATTGAAATCTTTAGAAGATCTTTATTACAACAGAAGAATGCAGAAGGTAAAAGAAAATCTAGATGGGCTGTAATTAGAAATACAAATCCACAGCTTAGAACTACAACAATCAAAACATGGTTAGATTGGTTTCCAGAAGATACTTGGGGTAACTTCGCCTGGAGCGTTCCTTATACTCATAGAATCTTAGTTGGTGAACTTGATGTAGAAGTTATCTTCTTAGCTCTTGATAGACCAGAAGATGTTAAGAAATTACTATCATTAGAATTGACTGGCGTTTGGGTTAATGAAGCAAGAGAAATACCCAAATCAATTATAGATGCTTGTACTATGAGGGTAGGAAGATTTCCTAGTATGAGAGATGGTGGGGCTAGTTGGTATGGAGTTATAGCTGATACCAATGCACCAGAAGAAGATCACTGGTGGCCGATCATGGCAGCAGATGTACCTGTACCAGATCACATCTCTAGAGATGAAGCTTTAATGTTAATCAAACCAGACAACTGGAGTTTCTATACTCAACCTCCTGCTTTGCTAGAAAACAAAGGGAAGGATGGATTTATAACTGGTTATGAAGATAACATGAAATCAGAAAATAAAAAAAACCTAACTCCAAAATATTATAACAATATTATTAGAGGTATAACAAAAGGATGGATAGATGTTTATGTTTTAAATAAACTAGGATCTATTGAAGAAGGTAAACCTGTATATCACAGCTTCAAAGAAGAATTACACATTACAAAAAATAAAATAGATTTAATACCAGGACAACCAATATGGATTGGAGTTGACTTTGGATTAACTCCTGCTGCTGTCTTTGGTCAAAGAACTACAACAGGTAAATGGAATATTATAAATGAGCTTGTTTGTTTTGAAATGGGTGTAATAAGATTCTCAGAATTACTGAGAGGAGAGATTGCAAAATTATATAAAGGATATGAAATTATGATCTATGGAGATCCTGCTGGAGATTTTAGATCACAAACAGATGAAAGAACTCCATTTCAAATTATGAGAAACTGTGGATTAAAAGCTATACCTGCACCATCTAATGATGTTGCTTTAAGAATAGAAGCTGTTGATTCTACACTATCTAGATTAGTAGATGGATCACCAGGATTTAATATGAGTACTGATTGTATCAATCTTAAAAAAGGTTTTAATGGTGGTTATCATTATAGAAGACTTCAAGTATCTGGAGATAGATATGATGAGAAACCATTAAAGAATAGATACTCTCACGTTCATGATGCTTTACAATATTTAATGATGGGAGCTGGTGAAGGTAGAACAATGATGTCTGGTAAAATACAAACACAGCCAACTATTGCTAAGAAACAATGGGATGTATTTCAAAAGCCAGGTGCAAATAAAAGGAAAGTATGGGACATATTCAAAAGGAATGGTTAGTATATTTTTATGAAGCAGATGAATATCCATATCCAGAATGGCTACAGTTTTTAAAAAAAGGTTTTAAACATTGTGGAGCTTTAAACTTTGATCCAGAAAAAAATGTATGGATTCATTTAGAATATACTCACGCAGGAATAAAACATAGCTTACTAAATCCAGAACAACTTGAAAATATGCTATTCTATTTAAAAGACTATGAAGTATTAAGATGTCCAGAAAAAGAACAATGGCAGCTATTTAGAATAAAAGATATGACTTGCGTTTCATTTATAATGCGTCTTATTGGATTCTATAAATGGTATATCTTAACTCCTTATCAGCTTTATTGTGCGTTGATAAAAGCAGGATATAAGTCATTTAATAAAAAAATTAAGGATCCAAATGTCAAAAATTAAAAAGAAACAAAAGTCTGTACAAGAAATCATTGACGAAATGAGAGATCTTCATGAACAAGAAGATGATCTTTTAAGAGAAATGGAAGCTAATATGGGTTCGTTAACTTCTTATGATTTTGATGATATGGAGGATGAGGAGTTATAATGGGTTCAATATTTAAACAAGATCCACCACCTGAAAGAAAAGCAGATCCTGCAATAGAAGAAGCAAGGATAGCAGAAGAAAAACGAGCTGCTGATCTAAAAAAACAACAAGAAACTTATAGCAAGAAAGTTGCTAAAGGAGTTATTGGTACAAGATCATTATTTGGTCAAGCAGGTGGTAGAGGTTTCTTTGGATAATGGTAGCAAAGGTTTACCAAAATCCTAAAGGTGGACTGAATGCTAGAGGTAGAGCTTACTTTAAACGTAAAGAAGGATCTAACTTAAAAGCACCAGTTAAAAAAGGCAAGAATCCTAGAAGGGTTTCTTTTGCTGCAAGATTTGCAGGAATGAAAGGACCAATGAAGGATAGTAAAGGCAGACCAACTAGAAAAGCTTTAGCATTAAAAGCTTGGGGCTTTGGTAGTGTGGCTGCAGCAAGAAGTTTTGCAAACAACAATAAGAAAAAAGCTTAATGGCTGTTGCAAAAAAAACTAAACCTGCTTTATGGGCAAGAGCTAAAGCTCAAGCCAAAGCAAAAATGGGAGGCAAACACAGTGCTAGAGCTATGCAACTTGCTACAAAAATTTATAAGAAAGCAGGTGGAGGCTATAGAGGATCTAAGTCTTCATCTAACAAACTTACCAAATGGGGAAAAGAAAAATGGCAAACAAGCAGTGGTAAAAAATCTGAAGGCAAACGAAGATATTTACCTAAGAAAGCTTGGAAGGCTCTTACGGCTAAAGAAAAATCAGCAACTAACGCAGCTAAAGCACGTGGTAATAAAAAAGGAAAACAGTTCGTTAAACAACCAAAAGGTATTGCAGCCAAAACAAAAAGATTTAGATGAAGAAATTTATAAATAAAATAGTTTTTAAAATACAAGTTTTTGCTATAGAACTTAAAAACAAATGGAATAAAAAATAATGGATTATACAATAGACGACACACCATCAGTAAACACATCAGATAAAGCAAATGCTATCTTAGAAAAATACAAAGAAGCTGTAGCTGTTAAAGATCATTGGAGAGATAAGTTTGAAGAAGCTTATGAATATTGTTTACCTAATAGAGAATCTTTTTATGATGAGTCGCCAGGACAAAAAAGAACTGATAAAATTTTTGATGAAACTGCTGTAGTAGGTGTACAAGAATTTGCATCAAGATTACAATCTGGTATCGTACCTACATTTGCAAGATGGGCAGACTTCCAAGCAGGTGTTGAAATACCAGAAGAACAAAAATCAGAAGTTAATTTACAGTTAGATAAAATTACAGAATACGTTTTTGAAATATTACAAAACTCAAACTTCAATCAAGAAGTACACGAAGCATTTATGGATCTTGCTGTTGGTACTGGATGTATGTTAGTTGAAGAAGGTGATGCTGTTAATCCTGTTAAATTTACAGCTGTACCATTACCAAAAGTATGTTTATTAAATGGGCCAGATGGAAAGATTGATACAGTATATAGAACTAGAAAAGTAAAACCAGAACACATTAGAGTTTTATATCCTAAAGCTGTAATGCCAGAAAATTTTAATTTGCTTCAACAAAAAAAAGAATTAACAATTATAGAAGCTGTATATAAAATTTATAAAGATAATGAAGAAAAATATAAATACTGTGTAGTATTAGATAATCCTAAAGCAGTTATCTTTGAAGAAGAATATGAAGGTGAAGGATCTAATCCTTATTTAGTATTTAGATGGAATAAAGCATCTGGTGAAGTTTA